CCTTTTAAAAAGCCATAAGCTTCTTTTAACACTCCGTATAATAATAGCTGTTCATGTTGTTTTGAAAGTGTAGTGCTAGTTGAACTATCAAAATGAGGTGGGTCTTTAATAAAATTAACTTGAACCGTATCAGCTGCTGCTGGTGTTGGAGCAACCAATATAACAGGACCTTGTTGAACATTATCTTCCCAATTAGCCCAGTATTTAGGTGTGCCTGTTGCACCTGTTGGATTAAATTCAGTTATAAAACTTGTGTCTCTTCTTTCTAAAAAAGTCCTATTTCCATTCGCTGCAACGTGCTGTACAGACCTAACTAAAATACAATCAGCTGGTAAAATAACATATCTATTATTAGCTGTAAAACTAGATGTAGAGTATTTTCTTAAATCATCGTAATCAACTTGTCCTGCTATTTCTAATTCTACATTTCTTATGAATTGATCTAAAATAGTATCACTTAAAACATTACTATCTACTTCTGTAAAGTTTCGTACTTGTGTTAAAAAATTTGCATGTGTAATAGCCATTATGAAATACTCACTGTTACATTGCCTAATAATGTTGAAGCTTCTCTTCTTCTATTTTGTAATGAAGGATCTTCTGGAATCATACTATGTAATATAGATGTAACTCCATTTCTTGTAATTTCAAAGTCTTGTGTTTTAAATGCAAATTGACCAGGTAAACTTAAATTAGCCACACCAACCATAGTTCCACCAGAATCAGCTAAAGTATCATCATTAGGTGCAACAGTTTTAGGTTGTTGAAATCTTTGAGGTCTTACTTTTTGTAAAGCAATAGCATCAGTTACGTTTCTTCTTCTTGTTATTTGTGGTTGTTTAGGATCATATTCAGATATATGAACAAAAGAACCATTCCATTCTGTAACCATTTCTTGATATGGAAAAGCTAATCCACTTCTATCAGAAATTGCTAATGATCTTTTTCCGCTTGCGTATTTAGCCATTATGATACATTTGGAAAGTACGACTGAGGAGAGATATATAATGATGTTCTCTGCCCGTCTTCTTCCAAAGCTCTTTTCATTTCATCTTCGTAAATTAATTTCATTGCTTCAAGTCTTTCAGGTGCTTTTTTCATAGCTAAATAATAAGCTAAACCTGCACACATACATGGTAAAAATCGGTAAACTACATCAGCTTGTTGGTCATTATAAGCTGTTGCGTCTTCAATTCTATTTATAGTGTAATATTTTAAAGTTGTGTATGTTGATGCATCAGGCGCAACATATAAACTTATTTTTGGAGTTACTTGTCTATCAACATAATATTGTGATGGTTGTCCTCTTGCTAATTTATTAGGTTTAGCTGAATAAGCAGATCTGTCTATTTTTGTAAGCGCTACATCTTGTGTGTTAGCATTATCACCTGACGCAGCTGTGGTTGATATGTAAGCTTCTAAGACATCACTTACATTGGCAGCGACACTGTAAGTAGCTGTACCTGCTGTTAATGCTTGTTCATTTAATTCAACTTTCCAAAGATGTATTCCTCTGTTTCCCCAATCAGAAAATAATAAGTTTAATGATCTTCGTGCTGTTTTTAAATCATAGCCCGTGCTTGGTCTAATACCACCACATCTTTCGAATCCTTCATCAATGACTTCATCGATATTAAGATTAAATGATGTTGCTCCTGATGTTGCCATAATTAATCCTTACACTGGCATCTTTTGCCAAGTAATTTTTCTATTATATGTTTTATATACTTTTTAATTTTTTTAAACATCAATCATGCCCTTATAATATTGTTCGTATGATTTATTAGAAACTTTTTTACCATCTAATTCACTTTTAATATAAGATCCCGTATAGCCACCAGTGCTAAAGCTTCTGCTATAATTAAAACTTAAATTTTTTGACTTACCTCGTTTTGTTCCTGTAACATTAAAACTGGAGTTTTCACCTTCTTTGGTATAACCAAGACCTATCTCACTAGATATATTTTCTTTAGTTTTTTTACTAAAAGGTTTTTCAAAAGTAAGATCTAATTTCTTATCCCCTTTTCCAACACCCATAGATGCTCTAGGCGTGGTAACATATTCATCATCATATATTCCACCACCAAAAGTAACATCAAGTTTCTTTTTCTTATAAGACTTTTTATCAGCCATTTGGCTCCTCCAATTTTATTTGTGCGGCCGCATTAAGAGTGTCAATTCTCTTCTTTTTACGGTTGTACAACTTCTTTGATTGTATCACTTTAGGCTTGAATGTTCTAGACCTTAGACTTTTTGCGACTGGATTTGTAGATTTTACCATGTGTTTTCTCCAACACTTTTCTAAATTTGCTTTTTTCTGCTCTACCCCAACCTCTTCCAAGACCAGGTTCTAGCTGTTTTTTTATTTGACTTCTAGTTATTGCCATCTAATTTACCACCTATACGTAGTTTATATTTAATAAATATCTCTTATGTACGTCTGTTTGATATTTAGCTTTGTGTTTTATGTCTCCATCAAATATTAACATTCTATTTTCCTTACTGTCAACTTCTGTGTGTTTACCATTATCATCTACTATTGTCTTACCGTTATTATTATTTAAATAAAAAATAGCTGTTTTATTATTTGGTATATCTGGATAATCTACATGCCATTTTGAACTAATAGAATCAACATCCCGCAAGTTTAAATTAGCTCTAATTTGTATAGGAGCCACAATATTCAATTTCGTTAAAAGTAATTCTATTTCTTTAGAATATGGTGCTAAAAATTGCCAATGATTAAAAATACAATGATTAAAAAAACCATTCTTACTTAAGTTTTCTTGTTCATCCTCTAATGGAACATCTTGAGGTAGCCAATACCAAGGTATCGTACTTGATAGGAAGTGTTCTTGAATTTTTTTAAAATGTTTATCTTCTAGAAAATTATCTATAACAGTTATTCTAGCCATGGTGAATACACGACTTTACCATCAACTCTTTTGGCACGCAAGGATTGATTTCTATTTGAATTAGTCGAGTATGAACAATGAATCCAGCCTGAGGAAGGTTCATTATCTCGGTAGAATTCTAAGATTAGCTGGTCATATTCCAACTCTGATTTAACCCACGAAGCTAGCTCTCTGTTATCTACGCTAGGTATTTCAAAGTCTGCTGCAGCAGCTTGTTTATCTGCTACATGTTGAGAGTTTACTGAACTTCCAATTTCTAGGCACAGCTGAGCACAACGGAATCCTGATGATATAATTAATGGTTTGTCAAAGTGCGAACGAACTGGTTGTAGTATGTTTACTGCTAACGCTTTTAGATTTTCAATTTGCTGTGGGTTAGGATTATTGTTAATTCCCTTCCTCTCAGCTATTTGGCTTTTGGTAAGCTCGTCTAATGTTATGTTTGCTGTTAACTTCATTTTTTCTCCTCTATTTCATAAAAAAATTTATCTGTATCTTCTGTTCGCCACTTTCTAGAATCTTCCACATTCCACTCAGAAGTTTGTACTTTCCAATCTGGTACATTATCCTTAACTGTAAAGGATGGAATGTCCCAAATCAACCTGTTGTTTGGTTGTGCTGCATAATTACCATCATCTAAAGCCAATATATGCGCACATTTATGTTCGTGTGGTATTTCAGAATGATCTGTATCTATAATATTACTCTCTGGATGCGCCCAGTCAACAGTAAAAAGATAAGCTCCTGCATGAGTTTTTTTATCTTTACCAAAATATTTTCCTGCTTGACCGTCTAGAATGTCCCAAGAAGTAACAGCAGGATAGTAACTAAAACAGTTCCATAAAACCAACTCATCAAGCCTACGTTTAGGAACATCTTCTGGTTTAAAGCCTCTTTGAATGAATGCAGATATTGGTAAACGATAGTAGACAGCTCCATTTTCCATAATACAATGAAAAAGTAAGGAACGTCCCGTAATAGACGTAATACCAAAAATAATACAGTCTTCAACTTCTCCGTGATGTTTTTTAAGGTCATATAAATATTCTCTCCTAATTTGTGCATATGTAACTGGTATGTTTGCGTTTAGATAGCTCATAAGAAAATTTCATTATTCTAAAATAATTTTCTTAATAGATTTAGTCCCATCAATATTGTCTTCTAGTTCTGCTTTAGTTTTAATGCATTTGTATTCTATGTTATCATTAATCTGACGAGAAGCCTCACGCTTCCCTTTTAAACACACGCTCATTGAAGGCTGAATTCTGTGTTCCTTGATCTCGTGATCTACAAACATTAAAAGTGCTACCACAATCTCCATAAAAATTTTACTCCCTAGCTCCCATTATACCACAATACCTTTGTTGGGCCCACGTTTAATTCTATATTTATGGGTACCCGTTGCCCCAATATTTACTTCTTTTTTCATATGTTTAATACAATGCATCTGTTTAGATTGTTTCTCTTTATCAGACATATATTGTAACACTTTTCTAGTAATTCTTTCCATTAGCTCTTACCTTATCTTTTAATTTCTCTACATCACTTAATAGTTTTTCAGTTTGTTTTTGTACAAATTCTATATTAACTTTGTTGTGCATCATATCTTCAATTCTTATCTCAATTTTCTCTACGGATTTATAAAGATCCTCCACCAACATGAAAAGCTCCTGTATCTGAGGTGAAACCATTTTACCTTTTGGTACACCTATAATAAATTCATTAGCAGCATCTAAATCTTTTGATGTTAATTTACTCTGTGTCTCTAAGCTCGTGAGCCTACCTGTAATCTCTGTGTATGCGAACACCCCCATTGCAACCATCACGATCAATGAGGCAACTGTCTTCATAGGCATTTGCACAGCTGCTGATTCTGATATTTTTAATGGTTTATTTGACA